TCTGCTGAAGTTCCTGAAATGAGAAACAAGGAACAAAACATATCAAATATTACAGAATATGATTATTCAGACAACACAGTCAATTATCTAAATTCAGCAGACTTAGTCATTGTCAATTCAATAATGTCAGCCAAAGCAGAAGAAAAATATCATGACCTTTGGATGGACTTGGTGATGAACAAGATTGTTACAAGAAAAGCTATTGTAGTCAATGACCATAGTGTAGCTGGCTTCAATGCATATTATGGTGGTCTATTGAAAAATTCTAAATTCTGGTTATCGTTTGACAAAATTGTCACTTTTGCTAAAACTGCCAAAGTAGCAGAAAAAATAAAAGAAGCATGCAAAACACCAGTAGAATTTAATAAAAGATTTGTTCATATGCTGCATCCATACGAATTTGATGATACAAAAAAGAATTGGACTTCAGTAGAGGACAAATATAGACGTGTAACATATTTTGGTCGTTATGCACCATTTAAAGATCCTGAGCGTCTTTTGCGTGGTAGAGAAAAATTCTATGCACATGATTATGAACTTGAAATGAGAGGAATAAAATCCACTATCAAAGTTTCAACAATACCTGATTTTATGTATTCATTTGATAAAGAAGGAAATAGAATACCATCAAAAACGTGTATAGCAGTAGATGAACATGGCTGGAGAAAAAAGAACAATGTTGATGCAAAAGACAATATGTTAGATTATGACCGTAAAAAAGGATGGTGTTATGTGTTTGGAGCATATAAAAGAGAAGAAGGTGTTGAAATAATATCAAAGTCTGCGTTTGCTTGTGACTTTTATCATTTGACTAACGATGGATGCTATGGAGATGACCTTGAATATGCTATATTTGAAATAGTTGATGGTGGAACAATTCCTCTTATTGACTGGAATGCTGGCAATGCTTGTTATATGTATGACAGTGAAGGCAATCCAACTGGAAAAACTGCTCTTGAACTTAATGCAGGAATTTTTTTGAAAAAAGATTTGTCCAACCTTGATGAATGTTTAGAGAAAATGGACGAACTGATGAACAGTCCTGAAAAATATGAAGAAATGAGAAATAATATATACAACATATTTAAGGACAATTGTACACCTACTGCAATTGCAAAAAAGTTTATAAACGATTGCATGAAAGATAAAAAGATTAAAGAACATAAAAAATTATTTTAATATGAAAGAAATAGAAAATTTGAATTATGATATCATAACTGAACTTATACAAAAATTGCCAGACAATAATACATTGTCATACGAAGTTTGTATTATAACAAAGGGAAATAGAAAGCCCAGCATACTTGAAAATTTAGATACATTTGAAAATACAAAGATAAATGTATTCATATATGAATATGAAAAAGAACTTTATTCTTGGTTAGACAAGCCAAACGTAAATAAAATTTATGTTCCATTTACACCTGAACAATCAAATGTAGCTGTAAAAAGACGTTTTGTTCAAGAGACAATGGGTCGCAAGAGATATTGGGTGTTCGATGATGATATAAAAAATGGAATTATAGCTGGAGATTTTCGTGAAGGCAAAACAACAAGACTAAAAATAAAAACTAGTGTATCTAAAATGTGCAAAATTTTAGAAACAGTAATACAAGACGAAAAGAACTGGACAATGGCAGGATATGCATTTACGGAAATATGTGTAGCATTTTGTACTTATAAAAATCTTGTTTCTCATGACAATAGAATAGACGGCGTATTTTTATTTGATGGCAAGACAATGATTGATAATAATATATGGTATGCTGGAGATCCTACTATCATTGAAAGCTTTGATGTATATTTGCAGTCATTAAGAGCAGGTTTAAATTCTTTATGTTGTCCTTTTGGTACTTGGGAATATCTTCATAAAACATGTGGAAAGCAGTCTATAGCAAGTACACCATATAAACGAATTAGAATGCTAGCTGGCACATATCTCAAATATGGAAATATAATCAGTTTCAAAAAAAGAACAGATGAACAAAAAATTCAAGAGGTAGTTTATTACTCAAAAATAAAAGACCCTATTACATGGAATGACAAATTGTTGAATATTTGTAAACAAGTCGCAATTACTGGTGATGCACAGCCAATAGTAGATTATCTTGATAATGCAAAAAGAAAGAACACTAGAAAGTGTTTCTAAATTATTTTGTTCTAAATACAAAAAGAGGTCATCTAGTGACCTCTTTTCTTTTTATTGAATATTCTATTATCTGAACTGAGAAAGTGTCTTAGATTGACATCCAGCGGAATTTCTCCCACAAACGGACAAGGCACATGAACTTGTCGTTGTTTTGGTTCATGTAAATATGGAATGGCGGTACAATTGGAGTATCTTTAAGATTATTCAGTTCACGGTAAATGTCTTCAGTCCACTCTACAAGTTCAGTTATTGTATTGGGGAGTCTTATTTCCTTCTCATCAGTAATGTCAGCACAGTGGTTCTTCAGCATTCTTTCACTATAGTTTTGCAGTATCATCGTGAACTCAGGCTTAGAACCTATATGAGTTGTTTGACAAGTAGGAATGACAATGACAAAGTCAACAAATGTCTTAATAAGAGCAGATTCGTCATACTCTTCATTGTTCATAAAGTTGTTGAAATTGGTCCACTCTGCTTCAGTCATCTTGCTGTTAGCAATAGAGAGGTTGATTTTCTCGTCGTTGCTCATCTTGTGAGGGAGAATGTTGTCAAAATCTTTTGTGTTCATAATGTTTGTTGTTTAATTGTTAATATTTGATTGATTATTTCCAAGGAAGGTATTCAAGCTTCAGACCGAGTTCAACAGCCTTGGCTTCAGCCTCAGGAATTGTCTTGTCGGGATTAGCGTTTACCCATTCTTCCATCTTGTGGTAGGCAATAATTTGTTCCACCATTTCAATTTGTTTGGGGTCGGTGACCATTTGTGTTGTGATGTTTTTCTTCATTTTGTTAATTTTTAATTTAGTTTGTTTTTAATTTTACAATTGCAAAATTACAACTTTTGTACGACATGACAAAATCTTTTTTCATTTTTTAAATATTTTTAACATTTGAAAAACACAAATGACTGATTTTCAATATAGAAAATTTTTCATTTTTTAATAAACTTTTTGATATATAAAATATAATTAACAAAATTAAAAATATTATGAACAGAGAATCTTTAAAAAAATTTGCAAAAGACAACCAAATTGAAATTGACTTCAAAAAATGTCCGCCAATGACTAAAGAAATATGGAAACAATATTATAATATATTAGTTTCTAATTATGGAAATGTCAAAGACAAAGCAACATTAACAGATATAGAAGTAACAAGAAGTCCTGGTGGCAGATGCTATGTAAAGACAGAAAACGGAAGAAAATATGTAACTTGGTTGGTTTATGAACTCTTCTATAATGCAAAAAGAGACGGATTAGAAATACACCACATTGATGAAAATCCTTCAAACAACAGAGCAGACAATTTGGTTGCAGTAACTAAATCGATTCATAGAAAGCTTCATGAAAAACAAAAAGTGTCTCATAAACCGTTTCAAAGTAACTCTGTACTATATAATATAACAAAACTTATTGACAAGATAGATTTTAACAAATTTGACCAGATTGTACAAAAAGAAATAATAAATTATTTCATTGGAGTTTTAGACAACTGGAAAACTATAACTGAAGCAGAAAAATCTAAATATAATAATATTGAATACAAATATTATAATCCAGACAAAAACAGATACAAGTACTCTGTAGAAATGACTGATGACTTCAAAATAATAACAGGACAAGATTTACTGGAAAAGACTATCAAAGAGTGTCTTGAAAAATATGGAAAAGTGACAAGAAAGAAATTGTTCTTGCTTGGTGTAAGAAACTTTGACTCAGTCTATGTACACTATATAAAAAATAAAGAAAAATATAAATAACATAAAAATATTTAATATTATGAAACTTGAAGATTATTTATTAGCAGAATGCATCATGAATAATATTGATGCAATTGAAAAAGAAATTGAAAAAGTAAAATGGATGACAATAAGTGATGAATGTAGAGACGCTGTCATTGATTTGTTCAATTACGAGATTAAAACTCTTGAAGAGCAATTTAGACAAATAGGTCCAAAACCGAAATGTATGCATAATCATAGTCTTGAGGTCACACTTGAAGATTTATGTCCACAAAAGAAAAAGAAAAATTGTGGCAGTCAAAGCAAGCCAAAAGCAGGAACTTGGTCAACACGTGCTCCTGAAGGAATTAAAGAATAATCAATCAAAATTACAAAGAAGAAGCCGGAACATTTAAATTCCGGCTTTTTTATAAATTAACAATGAAATTATAATTTAGTTGTATAAGTTTTATTCAACGCTTTCATTGTCCATTGTTTAGGAATTCCTTTGTTGCCTGCTCCAGTGGTATCAGTGGCAGTAGTCCATGTTATATTGTTTGAATAATATAATGTACTAGTAGGTGCGCAATTAGGTCCTGCATAAAGTGTACTGAAAGTTGGTGTTACAGTACCTGTTGCTAATACTTGTAATATGTTTGGTTTATTTGTTGAACCAGGATATTTATTAAAACATATACTAAGATTATGTGTACTTGAACTAACGTAAAAAATTGGAGATACATTTGTACCATAACTACGGTCTTCACCAGAAGTCATATTTATATAATGTGGTCTTGCAAATATACTCTCACAATTTGTATTAGCAATTAAAAGATGTGATAAGTTGCAATTATTAACATGATATAATGTACCCATTATTAAATCTGTAGTAGACACTGTGTTTGCAGTAGCATTTGAAAATGAAGTTGTACCTCTAATACTCATTATATTGCCGCCTATAACAATATTTGAAGCATTCCTTGAAGAATATAAACTCAAATATTGTCCATAAATATTTTGGTTATTGGCACTTACACTACTCCAATTTATATTGGTACGAATAAATGCAAGTTTACCTGCTCCTAAAGAAAATGATGGAGCAGAAGTAGATGATGCAATAGTCGTCCATGTACTGTTATCATAACTATATTGAAATTTTGGATATTTAGTCGAATTTTTTACTTTCTCACCTTTAAGTCCTACAGTTATGCTTGCAGTATGTCCGTTATAAATCCAAAGAGGTGTTCTTCTCAAATCTAACCAAAGCCATTGAGCTGCATTTGATTTAGTTGGATCTTTTATAATATTTACACGAGTACCACCCGCATTGACAACTAATGTGTCATTTCCTATATGTCCGTTATGTTTAATTGTAGCCATAATTATGCAGTTAAGAAATTATATGTTGTTGTGCCTGAAGCCGTAATGAATTGTAATTGAGTAGTTGTACCACCTCCGCCTGAGCCTGCAGGTCCTTGTACACCTTGAGCTCCTTGTGGGCCTCTTTCTCCTGTTTCTCCTTGAACACCGTCTGCTCCTGGATATCCTTGTGCACCATCATCACCTTGTGCACCTTTGTCACCATCAGGTCCTTTATCTCCATCAGGTCCTTTATCGCCATCAGGTCCTTTATCGCCAGCTGGGCCGGGAGCTCCATCTGGTCCTTGTGCTCCATCATCGCCTTGAGCACCTTTGTCACCATCAGGGCCTTTGTTGCCAGTTGGGCCGGGAGCTCCATCGTCTCCTTGTGCACCTTTGTCACCATCAGGTCCTTTATCTCCATCTGGTCCTTGAGCTCCATCGTCTCCTTGTGCACCTTTGTCACCGTCAGGTCCTTTGTCACCAGTTTCACCTTTGGCTCCATCGTCTCCTTGTGCACCTTTGTCACCATCAGGTCCTTTGTCACCAGTTTCACCTTTGGCTCCATCATCACCTTGAGCTCCTTTGTCACCGGTTTCACCTTTTTCACCTTGCAAGCCTTGAACACCTTGAACACCTTGAGCTCCTTGTGAACCTTCTCCACCACCTCCTCCAGAGCCTGCAGGTCCTTGAATGCCTTGCAAACCTTGAGCACCTTGAGCGCCATCTTTTCCTTCATATCCATCACTTCCTTGTGCTCCCTGAGCTCCTTGAATTACTGGAATTCTCACTTCAATTTCTCCACTGTCATTTAGTCCAAAAGTTTGTACAAGTTCATCCCCTACATATATTTCAACAGTGCCTTCGCCAATTCCAATATTTAATCTTGCTTGTTGCTGCTGTCTTTCATTTAATTCTTGTCTAACCCAACGAACAGCAGTGTCAGCCAATCCGCCTGCTGTTGTATTATTGTGAAGAGTTCTTTGACTACTAATATGTGTATTTACAGTTACACCCATTTTTTATTTTATTTATTTGTTATTGTCTTGTTATTATTACAGGAGTTACATTGTCATTCCAACCTATTGGAATTCCACTAATGCCTCTTGCCGGAGTATTTGTTATAATTCTATTAAAGTCACCGCTTGCTGCTACACCATATACCCATTCGTAAAATGTATCACTTGCTATTGCTGTGTCTGAAAATGCTCCATAATCTATTTTGCGCAAACTTGAACATCCATAAAATGCTTTTTCAAAGCATCTATTTCCAAAACGTTCTATTGACTTTAGTGCTATTGATTTCAAAGAAGTACAACCTTGAAAAATGGACTCATAAGCATAATTTCCAATATATTCACAATCTATGTCAGATACAGTTGTAAGATTAGGCAACTCATAGAACATTCTATAACAAGCATAATTGCTGCTACCTGGACTAAAGTGGTTTACTTTGAAGACTTTAAGAGTTTTACATTGTGAAAATAAATTACAGTATTTATAATCGGAAGTACCATTTGTTAGAGCTTGCATATTTCCATCTATGTAAGTACAGCCCGTAATATAATTATAATCATTTAATGATGAAGCCCAAGCAGAAGTGTCTGAAGATATATACAATGAAGATTTTGGAGTTAAGCTATATGTTAAACCATTTACTGAAGTTGTGCCAAGTTTTCTGACTGCACTTTGATTATCCAAATAATATATATCAATCGATGGAGCAGAAGATGTAGATTTAGCAAATTTTATAGTTTGTGTTGCTGCTGTGTCATTGTAAATTCTCAAATAATTAGCTTTGTCGTCAGTAGGCATTGAGCTCAAGTCATAAAACGCTCTATTATTCTTTTTAAGAACATTTACTTGTTTGTCGTCTTTTATTATTGTTAAAACTCTATCATAACCTATGTATGCGGTTGGCAATATAGGAGCAGATTTATAAACAGTAGGTTCTGTATCATATATAAGTTGATCTTTTATATTGGTTCCAGAATAATTATTTACATTTCCGCTTTTTGTCCAAAATACGCAATCTTCATAATTATCTGTTCCTGCTTGTAAATTTGTTGTAAAGTCAATAAGATTAGAACAGCTGGAGAACATATCTCTACAATAACCTCCACTCTCTGTTGATCTTAAGTCTATTTGTGGACCATGAACTATAGTTGAATGGCTGAACATCCAAGCATAACATCCTATCGTGTTAACATTTTCATAATGTGTTACTGGAAGCACCAACTGTTCAGCAGAGTCAATATTTGTTTTGTAAAATAAACGATAAAAAATTCCTCCTGCTGCTTCTGTTTTGAATGTTTTTTTGCCAATAAAGTCATCAGAATAACATAAACTCATTATATTTCCAGATAAGTCAACACCGCTTGAAAATCTAATTTGTCTATAAGACGACGAATACGTATTATTACTTGTTCCCCATATAGCTACTTCTGATTTGAATTCTACAAAACCAACAGATGTAGGGACAGTTACTGATAAATTTGCATTGCTATCTCTTGTCATTTGTGTCCATTCACCTGCTCCTGCAGTTGTATTAAACCTGTAATAAACTACATCATAATTATTCTCATGCGAACCGGATGAAGAAGAATATTTAGACATAGTTATAATTAAGTCGGCTGTTTTATCATTAGCCTGTACGGTAAAATATTTGCTATAATTTATTGTATCTGCCATTATACTACTGGAACTAATTTTGTTGTGGTTGTACCGTCTGCCATTATAAATGTCCACTGTTCTGTTGTAAACACCGGGCTTACTCCTGCTGTTCCTTGAGCTCCTTGTGCTCCTTGAGCTGCATATTCACCAGCAAGTCCTTGAATTCCTTGTGCTCCCTGTGTAACTGTAGGAATTTCATCAACGAAAGCAACATATCTTGTTAATGCATCATTTGCACCGATTGTTTTGTTTCTTTGTGGTTGCATAACTGCGACTGCTCTACCATTAGTTGTATCTTTGTATGCTTCAGGTTTGTAAATAAACTCTATTCTATCGCTACTTCCATGAAATCCAATACCCATTCGACCATTTGCAGTGTTTGTACTAGAAACCATTTTTAAATAATCACCTGTCGCAGAGTTTGGCAAAACAGCACGAGTATGCATACTTGCATAACCACCTTTTTCAACATCACTAAACTCATAAGATATTATTCTCAATACACCGTTTGTATCTGAGTTGGAAACACGGTAAACTTGAACTAAAAGTTTTCCATTTTTTGGAATATTGAATCCCATATTTGTAGTTTCACCGAATCTACTAAAATCATAATATGTAGTACCATTATCAAATGAAACATGTATAGAATCAAGAGGACCATAACTTCTATTAGTATAAACCCAGAAAATGTCCCCTTGAGTGAACTCTGAAATACTTGTATTTATTACAACATTTCCTGTTGAAGCATCTTGAGCTGTGTTTATGTAGATTGTTCTAAATACTTCATCTGTAAATGGAACATATCTTGTAACAGTGTTGTTTTCATCAACTGTTCTTCCTCTTTTTGGTTGCAACATTGCTCTAAATGTTCCATTACTTATCGTTTTGTATTCAGATGGTTTATAAATAAACGCAACATCTTCAGAGTCAGCTTTAAAAGCTATAGCTTCAATGCCGTTTGCGGTGTTAGCAGATTTAATTACTTTGTAACCACCTGTTGCAGAGTTTCTGAACGGATTGTTCTTGTAAACATTTTCCAATCCGCTGGTAAGATAAGAGTCATCCATTCCAACAATTCTTAAAGCACCTTCTGCGGTTGTAGTAGCAACATTATTTACTCTCAAATAAAGGGTTTGCTCTGCATACCAAGTCCAATCCATGTATGACAAACCTTGACTGTGTTGTTCAACTCTATAGAATGTAGAGCCACCATCAAATGACAATTTCAAGTTGAGCATCGGAATTGTAAGTTGAGAGTAAAGACCAAATGTCATATTTGCACCAAGAGCATTTATTGCACGTTGCAATCCTCCAAAGTTAAGTATTATTCTGTTGTTTTCATCTGGAGTAGCACTGAAGTAATAAACATTGCAACCGAGAACGTCTCTATTTGTTGTAGTATCTACAAAACCGCTGTCATTTTGCAAGTCAGAAGTCTTAGTAGGAATTGTAGGTTTGTTTTTGATATAAGATGGATTTGTTGAAGTTTGTTCATTCCAGTCAGCTTGTTCCATCAAACCGTTTGCACCTTGTACACCTTGTAAACCTTGGGCACCTTGTGCACCTTTTGTTCCTTGTTTTCCTTGAACACCTTGTACACCTTGAATACCTTGTGGACCTTGAGCTCCATTATCACCTTGAGCACCTTGCGGGCCTTGAGCTCCATTGTCACCTTTATTTCCTTTTTCACCTTTATTTCCTTTTTCACCTTGAATTCCTTGAACACCCTGTGCACCTTGTGGACCTTGAGCTCCTTTGTCACCTTTGTCTCCAGTTTCACCTTTTTCGCCTGTTTCTCCCTTTTCACCAGCTTCACCTTTTTCGCCTTGAGCACCTTGCAAACCTTGAACACCTTGTGCTCCTTGAGAACTTTCTCCGCCACCGCCACCAGCAGGACCTTGAATTCCTTGAACACCCTGTGCACCTTGTGAACCACTTCCACCACCTTCACCTTGTACATAATATATAACGTCAGGATCTTTAACAGGAATTGCGTCGTATTCTTCTTGAGTTCCAAACCAAGTTCCACCACCTTGGACGCAATACATTGTATCTTCATCCTTTACAGGAATTGCATCATATTCTTCTTGTGTTCCATACCATACACCACCACCTTGGACGTAATATGTCAATTCAGGATCTTTCTCTTGAATTGCATCATATTCTTCTTTTGTTCCAAACCAAGCAGGGAATGACTCACCGTTTACACCTTGTGGACCTTGTGCACCTTGAATTCCTTGAGCAGCAAATTCACCAGCAATTCCTTGAACACCTTGTGCTCCATCATTTCCTTGAACACCCTGTGCACCTTGTGAACCAATTTCGCCTTGAGGTCCAATTTCACCTTGTGTTCCTTGTGGACCAATCTCACCTTGTATGCCGTCATCTCCTTGAACACCCTTTTCTCCTTGAGCTCCTTGAACACCTTGAAGACCTTGAGCTGCATATTCACCTGCAATACCCTGTGGACCAATTTCGCCTTGAATACCTTGAGATCCTTGCGGACCTTCAATTAAAACTTGTTCTTGGTCTGCTTCATAATAGAAGTCATCTGGCTCAACATCGTCAGGGTCATCTGTTCTTTGAACCTCAATATTTGCAATATCATTTACAATATTTATACCTTCGCTGTCGCAAAGAATTAAATTGTACTGTCCAGAATTTTTAATCTTACCTTCAAAGTCAACCCAGAATTTGAATACATAACCATTTCCTTGGTCAGTCAAATTCTCTGCTTTGAATGTTTCCTGAGACAGTCCATTTGTCAAATATAAATGATAAGGACCTGAAGCATTCGTCCAATCTTTGTTGATTTCAACAAGTGTTGCTTGATTATTAGTAATTGTTATCTGTATCATTCGTCACAAATATTTTCTGTTTGTATTCTTATTGTAAACATGCAGTAGCAGCCTGCGAGAACATCTTCATATTGCTGAACAAAAGGTGTTATCGTATTGGGAACCACTAAAAGCATATCATTTTCTTCAACATCAATCTTATGGAGAAGATTTTGGATTATGCTGTCTGCTATACTTAATGAACGGTAAATATTTTTTTGGTTTTCACTTATAACATTTCCCACATAAATATAGAATGAATAATCAATATAATCTCCCATATAAGAGCTGTTGTAAAAGTCAACAACTGCACTTGTATATTGATTTGCAGAATTCGTATTATTCCAAGCCTTATAAACGTCATCTACGATTACAGATTTCAACCTCTGGTCGTCTTCTAGCTTGTTTGTAATATAATTTATAATCTCAGTCAAATTCATTGTCTAGAGTGAATATTTTTAAATGACAATACCGCAGTGGTAAGTGCTTTCCAACTTTCCATTCTTATCACCACATTTGTCACATCCATTATACTCTGGGAACCACTCAATATTCTTTACAATATATTCTCTCAATCTTGTACCAAAATATTCGCATTTGTCGTTCCAAAAACGTTTAACATATTGGACTTCAGAAAAAGCAGGCTGTTGATAATTTGTATCTGCAGTGTTTACAATTCCTGCGTTTCTCATTTTGTCACGATAAGGAATTACGGCTTCACTCATTGTAGCGTAACACAAATAATCAGTAATATAATTATTCAAAAGGTCTTTATAGTGAACGTACTCATCTTCATTTATTAAAATTTCAGTTCCTTGTTCGTTTTTTGTAGTTACAAGCATCTGTATTTTTTCAAGAAGACAGTCACCAATTATTCCTCTCAAACCAATTTTCTGTGCAAGTTCAATGCTTGGCTTTATGTAAATTGATAAGGATGGGTCCGTGATGAGAGAACGTTTCTTTAATGTGCTCTCAGATATTAAAAATACGTTATGCAAGTTCATTGTTTGTATTGTTATTTTCAACGTCAGAAGATTTAACAAATTCGTTTTCCCAATCTATAACAAAAGGTTTGAATGTGATATTGTAACCAAGTTTCTTAAATGCTTTGATTATCTTCTCTTGTATTGGCTGGATTTCCGTCTTACTGAATATTTTGAACTGCTGTTCAAAACCTTCTTGTGAGAAAACTCCATCTGCTGTATGAAGTCCAATCAACATTCCGTCTATGCTGAATGCTGCAAGAATATTCTCTCTTACTGTGTCTTTCAATGACAAATAATGAGCATTCATATCTGCAGGTTGGAATGAAGTAATTTTTGGTGCACCTTCAGGACTGTCTGAAAATGTAACCAAAAGTTTTGCATTGTTTTTTGTTCCTGCGAATTTGTTGTTCAAGTCTTTCTCAACTTCTTTTGCTTCATCTTCGGTAGGCTTTCCTTCAACAAGTGATATGACAGCAGAAGGACAGAAGCTGTTATTGACAGTGTTCGTTCCATATTCTGACAAAGCTTTGCAAGTTACAATGTCGTCCATTGAGCTCCAATATGGTGCAAAGCCATAAATATGTCTTGAGGAAGGATTTTTAAAATAATAGATTGAGTCATTCTGTTCTCTTGAACCATTGAACATATCGTATGTCAATGTAGCTTTAGCATATTTAGACCAACGTTTGTTGTACCATATTTTAGAATTGTCTTCGTTTGTTCTAATTCTTTCAACACGCAATCTATCGAGCTTTTTAATGTCTCCTAACTCATTTCTACGAACCTGTATAGCAAATGCTCCAAATGTTATATAATCATTTATAATTCCAAAAACAAGTTCTGCGAATGTAGTTCCTTTGTCATCAACGATTAAACTTGCATATTCGTCGTTAATTCCATCACCATACACATATTTTGTTATCTTGTCAATTATTGATGAGACAAGAGAAGTTCCTTCAACAAGGTCTAACAACTGTTGTGGGAACATATTGTCAGTCCCAAAAGGAACCATCATATCAGTGTCGTTTTGAATTTTCTCTATTGGCAATGGGCAAGTATAGTCGTTTGCTGTAAAATTTAAACTAATTATATTGGATTTGTCCATACTAAAAATTATTTGTAATTTATTATAAAATATTCTAAGGATTTTTTGTAAAATTATTAAACAAAGTAGTAAGTTTGTTGTATAAAATTTGTAGTAACTTGTTTGACAAAATAATATTATTATATTATATATTCATTATGTTTCCTTATTAAAATTATTTAATCCGGTAGATACAGTTTTGTATCTATCGTTTTCAATTTCAATTGTATATGTCTTTATTAAATAACAAAAGAGACCTCTTAACCGAAGTCTCTTTCTTTATATATTGATTTTAATTAAGGAAGAATTAGTCTTGCTGTTCTTTTTTGTTATTTCTATCCATTCTGTCAAGTTCTTCTGATTTGAATTTATATCTATAATCAATTCCAAGAATTGCACCTGAGAAGGTTAATATTTCACCAAATGCAGTCAAGACAGAAGGATCAATTTCACCAATCGGTTCAGCAAAAAAGCCAAAAAATATTAGTACCACGCCAATCACAACCAATACCCAAGCAAATATAAATTGCAATAAAAGTTTTTTATTTTTCATTTTATTGGCGCTTTACCTCCGCCGGAGTAGTTATTTTTTGCCCAATGCAACAGATATTCTTTTAGCAGCTTCAAGTTTCTTGTTGAATGCGTCTTCCTTTTCGTTTGTTTTCTTTTCAAACTTTTCTCTCATATCAATGTTTTGAGCAGGAACAGTTTCTTCTTTCTGTTTGTATTCATCAATTATTTTTTGAAGTTCTGCAATCTGTTGTTTGAGCTGAGTGTTTTCCTCTGTAAGAGCAGCTATCTGTTCGTCTTTTGGATCTTTTTCTTCTTGTCCGTTGTCCGAGCCTGTTTCTTCTTGTCCATTTTCTGAACCAGTTTCTTCAGTCCCATTGTCAGAACCAGCCTCTTGAGTTTCACCTTCAGGTTTTGTTTCTTCCTCTCCATTGCCAGAATTATTCTCCACTTCAGAGGTAGAACCGGTATCATCGGGTTCATTGTTGTCATTTGCTGTTCCATCAGGATTGTCTTCAATTGTATTTTCTTCAGGGTCTTTGTATTCAACTACTTCTTTAATCGTTCCACCTTCAACAACGTATTGGAGTTTGTTTACAGTGTCAACATAAACACCATCAGCGGCGGGAACAATTTCACCATTTTCGTTTTCAACAAAAACCTCTACACCTGCAGTCAAGACGTCATCGTTTTCTGCAATAAGAAGACCTCTATCTGTAGAAACTTCTTGATATAATTTCAACATTCTAGCCAATTTAAGTCTGTATGATTTCTGTAGCATAGGTTTTGTTTATTTTAAAGGAGGACAGAGAATTTCCATCCTCCTTATTATTTATTCAGCAATTATTCACCGTTGCCGCTGCCAGTGTTAAGCAATGCTGCCAAAGTTTCAGGTTTTACAAGATAAGGAAGTTCATTGCTTATATCTGTAAGGGTGATGGTGTAGTTGTTTGCATCTGAAGCAGCTGTGCCAGTGTTTGCACCTGCAGCAGTTGTTGTAACTGAGTCATCCATTCCAAGGAAGTGGATTTCACCATTTGCATCCTCAACGATAACAGCAAGGTCTTCTTGAAGAGCAAGAGCTTGGATTGCAAGTCTCTTTGATACATTCTGTCTTGCAAATACAAGAGCCAAATTGTTGGTGAAGAAGTTAACACCGTTAGCATCGTCAAATGTGCCTTCTGACGTCAAGCCAGATGATTGTTTACGGAAGCTATAAGATACCATATCTCTAGGGCCTTTACCGTCTTTCCATGTAAGTGTAGCATAACCTGTCTCTTCTTTGTTGTTGTCTTTTTCTTTGTCAATTACAAGATTAGAACGGTTTGTTGCCCATACAGTGGTTTTAAGGCCGCCTTTATTTGATAAGCATTCATCTTTAGCAATTCCACTTAATGTTCTGCATGCCATATTAAAATTTACTTATTTTCTTTATTAAAAAAGGGATTGGGATTGAGGCCCAATCCCCATGATTATTGTTTGATAGTCATTGATTACTGTCCATTGCCAGAACCTGAACCTTATTCAGTGATTGTACCAAGTACAACTTCCTCAGGACGTGCGATCTGAACACCTGCAGAGAATGCAACTTTCATTCTGAATTGGTCAGCGTCATCAGAGAACCAGAATTTGAAGGTTTCTTTGTCTGATACACCATCAACACCGTAGAAGATGTGAGAAGGAATGCAAGCTACGATTTTCTTAGTGTCATCCAAACCATTGACTGCTTTAACCATAGTGTTAGTACCAGGAAGGATCATTTCCATTTCTTTGTTCATCTGCTCGTTGTAGTTGTATGCAAGAGCGATTCTGCTCTGGTTGAAGGTCATGTCTTTGATAAGGTTACGATAAGTTTCGCGGCCAACATAAATAACAGTGTCGTTAATCAAGTTTGAAGGAATTGCACTGTAAACAGTCCAAATCTGTTCAAATGTATCGTTGCCAGTCAAAGTGATTTTGTTTGCTGCAGGTACGTCAGCATCCATAATCTTCAAAAGACCATCGAAATAATCGAGGTTGGTAGCAGGAGTTGCTTTCTTTTCACCTTGCCATATTGCTTTCTCGAGTTCCTCACCGATATGTTTGATGATATCTTCAACGAACCACTGCTCGAAAGGAAGTTCCTCAGAACCAGCAGCCATTTTCACCAAGTGATGAGCGAAGGTGTCAAGGAATTCTTTGTCACACCATTCTGCGTTTACTTTGATGTAGCCAGGTTTGATTGTACGCTGAGAGATAACTTGGTCAACAGTGTTGTTAAAACCACATTCTGCGCCGTCACCGAATTTAACAGCTGTGTCCAAAAGATTGATTGCAACTTCTGAAGTTACACCTGTTTGAATGGAGAACAATTTTGTACTCATTGCTTCAAATACAGAAGCAGTGATAAGTTCAGAAGCGTTTGTTTCAATCCAATTAGGAAGAGCTTCTTTCAATGTAGCTTTGGTTAAACCGTCGATAGGATTTATACCTTTGATAGCGTCTGTTGCTTTACTCATATTAAATTAAAATTATTTTAGTCTTTTTATAGAACAATTTGTTCCTTTATAAATAAAATATTCTATATAAAAAAAATTGGGCAACTTTTTTACAAATTGCCCAATCAAATATTTACTAATCAATTACTTATACTCCAATGTAGTTAGGAATTAATGTTTTCCAGTTTTGTGGAAGTTCGTATATTTGTCCACCTCTGTCGCGGAATTGTTGCAATACATCATTGTTCCATTCCTCAGCTGTTCCATCGAAGCCGTAATTTGGAAGAGCATATATGTCAGGATGCAAATACAATTTTGTAAAGTTACCTGCTGTACTCAAGAACCAGCTTCCACCTTTTTGTCTTTCAGGAATATTGTAGAACAAAGAGTCTGTGCATTGATTAACCCAATCATAGTGACCTCCGTTTCTATAAACATTTGTATAAGATACGTTTTTATACAATGCATTACAGTCCCTCAGACCGCCCATATAATCATATATCTTGTCTATATTAGAACAGCTAAATGAGTCAACCCATACATCGCCTCCCCAATCTTTAACTCTTATTCCAGCATCTCCCCATATATATTGCGCATATTGGTCTCCCATATCAAGAGCAACCAACCAAGGATTTGCTCCGTCTTGTTGATTTTCAAGATTGCGATTTACTATACTTCTTATTCCTTCATCAGTTTTGTAAGCGTACATACAATCATATATCATCAATCTTGTGTCTTGACCAGAATCTCTAGTATTACGTGTTTCAACATATCCAATTTCAATGTCATAAACTCCAGACTCAGGAATTTGTAGTGTAAATAATGAATTCAATGTTACCTCCGATGGTGAATGTGTTAAACTTTCAGCAAGATTATACATTTCTTGTGCAGTAGGTTTCTGCCATACAGTCCAATTGCTATCTGATGCCTTTTTGTATCTTACGGTTTTTATCATATCCAAGGTTTGATTAAACCTAGCTGTTTCACCATAATACAGATTATGAATAATATCATTGCCCCAACTCCACATCAAGAATGGCCAAATTGCAAAACGGTCGTATGTCCAGCCGTCTTCCTCAAATACGTTAAGATTAAATCTGTATTTGATTGTTCTTTCATAAGCAGTCTGAGTAACAGAATAATTCTTTGTAAGTTGTCCAATAGTTATAGAACCAGTTTTCACAACAGATGAGTTTGCCAAGTTTATACCTATATTTGTTTTAACATAATCATCCACCCAATAAGGTTCTTCACCAACAAGTGTTCCATTTTTGTAAAGCTGAATATATTTTCCAAATACAGTTTTCAATGTATCTTCATACCAAATCATTGTACTGCCATCCTCTTTGATTGCAAAGTAGTCCTCAAGCCATTGTGTCTCATCTGCTGCATATTCTATTACATGACTTTCATATTCTTGTCCCCATTTGTTTCTCATTGTTTCGTGCAGCTCTTCATTAAGGTATATCTTTTCATATATTCTTCCAGGAGTTTGAACATTATTGCCAGGTGCTGTTATATCTAAAGCATTGATTATAGCAGCTCTTTCATAATTTGGACTGTCAGTTGTGTAGTGGCAGAAGTAATTTACTTCAGAATTTGGTAACCATGACAATATTGTAGAAGCACTTGTAGTATGATAAAGATCATAATCACCTGCGTTTGACTGTCTTAGCTCATCAATAAAGGTTATATAATGGTTTTCACCTCCATCCTCAAAACCTGAATCACCTGGCCAAGTATTGCCAAATGAACCCCAAAGCGCATTGTTGTTATTGATATATAATTGATTTATTTTCCATCCGCCAGTAAAACGATAAGATATTCTAACAGGATATTCCTCAGCTACAAGCCAAGTGTTTCTAACTATATTATTGATGTTTCCGTCAAATATTATCTGTCCTTGTATAGGTTCCATATAAGGCAACCAACTATTATCAATATCAATATAGTTACCTCCAGCTTTAGAGAAGTTTTTTATTGTGTTTGGATATGGAAGGCATTGGCTGTCTTCAACTTGATAACCAAAGTCGTATTTAACGTTATTTTTGTAAATTGGCATTTTATTAAAATTATTTTATTCTTTTGTTATATATTTTAGTCCATCTGCGATATGAATAAGATCTTCCTTTATTGGTTTATTCAGCAGCTTTGATATTTCATCTGCAAGTTCCTGAACATAAGGAGCAGCCTCTTGAAGTGATTTCTGCAACGGGAATTTTCCGTGATGTCCAGGAGAATAAAAACCTTCTCTTTGTATTTTCTTTGCAATAGCGAATGCAAGTCCTCTTGTTGTTGGAACTTTTCCGTTCCTTGCTTTTGGAACCAATCTTTTAACTGTAATCCAATTCATTATTGCATCAACAGGAGGCATCTTTGCAGAAGGTCTTCTTCCATGTTCAACCCAATACCATTCAGGAGGCAGGTTAAGGACAAGCTGATAAATTTGTCCATTGAAGTCCACATTCCATTTAAAATTGTAAAGCTGTCCTCTTGCTTCCATTCCAGCTTGCAATAGGTTTTCTTTATACAGGTCAACAATTTTTTGTGATATGTCAAATATGGAAGTAAAGTCTTGCATTAGATTTCGTATTTAATATTCATCAAAGTTCCTGTTTCACCAGACTGTGTTTCAACAGACCACCCAGGAAGTTCAGCTTTGTTGAAGCCTTGCCAATCAAGGACGTGCCAGTTAGTGATGTCTTTTGTTAGAACAATTTTCCAACCAAGTTCTGAAGTAGTGTCTCCATAGAATTGATAGATTCTTAAAGCAGAATTGCCAGCTATAGTGTTTCCGTATGCAGTAACAGCGCATTGTCTTGAACCGTTTGCATCTGTTCCAGCATAATTTATCATTACAACTCTTTTATTCTTTATAGCATATTCAATAGAGGCATCACTCATTGCTTCTAAGATAACATTATTCGTTGGAATTGGAATTGTATCAACAATCATATCGGGAACACCAGAAGGAACATCTGAGGCCAATCCGAGCATTTTTAGAAGCTCTTCGTCTTGTTCTTTTTCAGGATCTTGTTTGCTCATTGCGACATCAAGGTTAGCAGCAATCTCAATAGAAAAACCTTTGAGGTCTCCTGACTTGATTTGAGACCAAATCTCGTCGTTAAGTATCTTGTAACTGCAGCACCAAGAACCATCAGTTACATTTGCAAATTCGTTAGGTACAATACCTCTTTCTTTATTGACAAAGTAGCTTTCAATCATAACAGCGTCCTTGTTGGAAAGTGTTTCAGAATTGTGTTGCAAATTGATAAAGTTAGCAAAACCATTCATCATAAACTTTTCAACGATTGAAGGAATAGTCTCCTTTTTGAACTGTACGTAGAACTCACCATCTTTTGTACGTCTGTAAATAGGAGTATCTGCCAATATTGCTACACCTGTAACGATATGTTTGTCCTCGTCTTGAACAGCAAAAGCAAATTGCTCTTGTTTGTCAAATGCAAGAAAGTCAATCTCAACAGCAGGATCCTCTACCAAACTAACAAGGAACATTCCTGTTAAGTTGTCGGCAGGGTCTACTGATATATTATACAATGGAAGATTGAGTGTCATAATGTATATATTATTTATAATTTGTTTGCTACGATTTTAACAAGCCAAGTGTTGATGAATCTTACTTCTACAACAACATTTGCTTGTAAAATAACATTTGCTGGGTCAGACAAATCGAGATTTACATCACCTTCTTGAACAACCATAATTTTGTTTGATTCATCAACTGCTGCAATATTTCTTGTTCCGTTTGGAATAGCAATTTTACAAATACCAGCTGTCATAAAATGGAATCTAATCTCGTTGGCATAATCATAATACTTCTTGTTTGTTGAAGTGATTGCTATGGTTAAATCAGTCTCTCCTTTAGTGGATTCAAAGTCGTAGTTTCTAAACTTTTCAACAAAATCATTGTTGACTGTTATAGTTACGTTTGTGTGATTGCCGTACGGATCTTCTTTTGATTTAGGTTCTTTTCTTCCACTTGCAGAAAGAGCTTGCGTTGCAGTTGTCATAGCATTTGAAGCTGCAGTTTGAGCAGCATTTGCAGTTGTCTGAGCATTTGAAGCTGCAGTTTGAGCGGTCTGTACTGCTTGGTTGTTTGATATAGCATAATCAATGATCTGCCACTGTTTAACACCGTCGCCTATCTTGAAGTCGTTTTTATCATTTGATATTGCCATTTCACCATCTGCCAATACTGGATTTATTGAATTCCAATTAGCATGTGAGTCTATTCTCTGTCTTATTTGAGAATTATTTAATGTCTCTGCCATTATAATATCTGATTTATTTTAAAATATTCTAAAGTTCTCTGTAGACAATTTCTTCTCTTTGTCTCGTGATAGTTGTTCGCGTCGATGTTGAGTTAATCAAAGGAGAAGTTGTATAAGCCTGCGGATTCATTACCTGTATAAGCTCTACTTTTGTAGCTTCAGTTGATACTGGATTGTAATCTATTATCTTGTTTACTAAGTAAAGAACGTTGTTTATATAAATGAACTTATTGAATTTGAATTGGTTATAGTCTTTTGGTGTAAGATAGACTTTGCAAGTCAAAAGCTTGTTCTGTTCATTGTAAAGTTCAGGTATCAAATTGGACCAACGTACAGTCCACAAGTCGTTTGAATTTCTTATAACAGCATTAGGATTGAAGTAGTCTTCTCTTGGCATAGCAAACAGACAGCAATATTTGGTGTGAGTAGTAACAACTGTCTCGTTAAATACGTCTGTATGTTTTGTCCATCTTTCAATGTAATGAGACAATGTTGGTCTGTTGAAAGAATTACTTATTCTAACTGCTTTTACGTCATTGTTACTATAATTGTAAACCATAC